TAAGCAAGAAAAGTGGGAAAAACTTGCAACAAAACCGACCGAAGTCGATTTTATAGGGATAAAATAACCGACTTCATACGGCAAAATTCACAAAATTTTAAATTAAATTGCTTTTATTTTAAATAGCAAAGCGCAACTACATTATTATAATATTATAAGGGTGACAAACAAACAAAAAAGAAAACTACAGCGTAAATCATAGCGTTCAAGCACGCTTAGTCACCCAAGAATCAAAAGCAGCGGCTACAATCAAAGGGGTACCAATAAAAGTATGAACATTATAGTCGTCAGCCGCCCCAAGAAAAATTTTTTCTGTTTCACCCTTAAAACCCGTAACTCCCCCAGTACCTATTCGATCTCCATAGGCATTATTTTCCAAAACATTGGCAGGTCCAATAGAGGTTACACTAAAAGTCTTCAACTCACCCGTCGTGGTATCGGATGTTTGGTCCACACTAGGATAAACAGAAAAAGTAGGTGTGGGTAAATAAGAAACAGAAGCTCTGAAAGGTATACGAGCATTACACACGCCCATTGTAGCAAGAGAAAAGGGCTCACCGAAAGAGTAATCCTTAGGGGCAGAACCACCACGAAAAGCTTCCCCAAAAGGGGCAGTGTCATCAATCACGCCCTTCCCCTTCGAAAATACATTAATTGAAGTACGATAAAAACGAAACATAAGTGCATAAAATTGATATAAAGGTGCATCATTTATATAAACTTTGGGGTGGGAATTACCCGCAGCAACTTTTCCATAAGTCTGGGGACAAATCCACGGACGGCATGATACAGTATAGGCTGGATGATAACGTTTGGCTAAATGATAAATTGATGCTGGTACATCATTCATGCCCCATTTAGCTCCATGTTCCACAGAGCACTTTCCAAGACCCGGCATTTCCACAGCCTGAGCTTCATATTCCCGACCTTGAGCTTCATATGACATCGCAGGAAAATAATTTGTAAATGAATCAATAGAACTTTTTCCTAGCACAGGTCCAGCAACTTGTAAACCAGGAAAACTTACCCACATAGCACAGTACACTGGTTTAGTTTCAGTAGCTTCATCGGATACTATATCCGTAATTGGTTCGATGGTCATATTGTACATGTTGGCATAATCAAATCCATACTCAGAATCATACCATGGTGTTTGATGTAGAAAAGGCAGTTCAATATCACACTCGGCATCTCCGTTAATATCCACGATACGAGTAGGCACCAACCCCACTTGTCCCCCAACGTCGTTATAAGTAATGTAAACAGCCACACGCAAAGACACAAAAGATGAAGAAAAAAACCGAATATTAAACTTAACATTAGAACGCCAATAGCGAAATTTACTCATAATATAAGATGCAGGCGTACTGGCAAAGAATTGGTCACTAATAAGCTTCACGTGAGTCGGCCCCAAGTCATAAGCTCTTTTACTGAGCTCCCCTGGAGCAAAAGAAAAATAACCCAAGTATGTAGGAATTCCTGCTAACGTGGAAATCAACTTCCCTTCCGGTTTACCATCAGCCTCACAAAGGTTATAAGGGTTCATAGCAGTAGAGTAGCACATATCAGGTCCTAGAGCGTTAGACATAGGTACACTGGATAACATCATTCTTTGTATAGGTGTAGCATCTGCGGGACGTGACAATCCAAAGAATCCAAGAATAGGGCCCAATGGGGTGAATAAATGCAAAATTGTTCTCGATTTATCGAGAATCCACCAGGCTGAATCCAATAACCACGATCCGGTCGTCTGTTGTTCCATCTCCTCCTTAGTATCAACTCCTTCAGCCTCAAAAATTTTTAGCTCTCCCGAACGATCAATCTTCCTCCAAGTAACTGGATCCCAGCTAACATTTGGTAAAATTGGATTTGGTACATTCCACGTTGACGTTTTTATTTCTCCTGTAGTAACTGATGAGGAAAATAGATATCGCAAATTACGGGGAGGGTTGGCCTCAGACTTATATCCCCATCCTCGTATTTTAGTAAATGCAGCAAGGATAGCGAATTCAGGGGCGTCAATATCAGATGGGCCAGTAGGTGTTATTCGGTAAACGTCTAAAAATCCTGGGTGGTATCTCGCATCTGTCATTTTAGCTGTTGGTACATATTGATATGGCACACACCACGGTATCTTAATCTTGATAGTGTTCTTCGCCGTAAGTGACAAAATTGTATGCGGATTTTGCGAGGCTGTAACAACGGAGTCGTAATTTGAATATCTTCTTCCACCTGACGGCGGATGTGCGCAATAGAGGGTCTCCTCATCCGTAACACTATTGTGATGTATAAAGTAGCACAACATAGATTGGCCTGCTGCATAATATGGTCTCCACACTACCATAAATGCTCCATAGTGAAATTTAGTAGCGGCAACTTTCAACTGTACTTCCATCGTATATCGTATAAATGTAGTGGATGCAATTTTGTCACGTATAAAGGCGTTGTTAATCAAGAAGTTCATAGGGTCTATACGTAGTATGGTTCCTCCAGCAGGGTTTCCCGCAGGCACGCTGTGCTTAGTGACTGCCAACCATCGGTAGCACATATTGAAAAAATCTGACGGAAGTTCAAACATATCATCAATAGGGGTGCAAAGATCCGCATCAGGGGAGACAACATTAGAAGGAAGTGTTTCCGAAAAATGCGTAAGACCCTGAACAACATTTTCTGGCGAAGCGGTTCCAAGGACAGTTTCTTCCTCCTGGGGTGCATCAACTTCAAGTCCTTGGGCTTCAAAATTGTCTGTTTTAAGGCCAGACTCGCCTTGTCCTTTTTCAAACTCGACGGCAAACGCCTTGTCGGTAGGAGGAACGATTTGAGAGATAATTTCTTCATATTGCATTGTAATTGGTAAAAGTGATGTATCGATATTCAAGAAGATTTTCCTTACGGTTTCGAAACTTCTCCCTGCAAATGTTAAGTCAAACTTGACCATCCTCATCATTTTCGATTGCCATTCCTCAAAAATTTCCTTGCCATGATGTACTAGCTCCAACTCTACTTGATTTAAAATCTGAGCGCATAGTTGCTTTTCGGTCAATGATTTGACTACTGCTGTATTGTGCATCCACTGAGAGGAATCTAGCACCGTCAACAAATCGAGAGGACCCCACCATCTCACTCCATCATACCTAAAGGATCTTTTCAAAAAGGTAACTTCCTCAAATGGTGTATACTTTTCCTCCACATCTCCCTTCAACGCCGTTGTATATTTCAAACCCAGACCACTCAGCCACTCAGAAAAGGTAACTTGATTTATCTCATCGTGCTCCAACACCGCTACAACGTGATCGTCGCCAAAAGTAGCTGGCCGAAACCATGACATGTGGTTGGTGGTATCAATATTCTTGTAGATTAAAAACACATACCAATAAGCGGCATTGACTAAGGAATTAAATGCTGCAGTTAAATAACAACCGGATGGCATCCCCCCATAGGTACGATACACTGTACCATCTATCAAATGGTATCCACAGAAGACTCTTTTCAACAGTCCCAATCTAAACTCAGAAAATTCATCATCGTAAAAGTCGTTAGCCATATGTCCAATAGCATTCATCAGCTCGTAGTGCATACCCTTATCAAAGGCAGAGTAATCCCCCGCGATGTATTGCCCATCTATATCAAGATATTCTACTAGCGCGCCAATATCATTAGGATTTTGAGAAATACCTAACTTTATCGGGCTAGTTTGTTGTTTCTCCATAATATACATAACAAAATGTCCGAATAGTTGTTTAAGGACTATGT